CGTCAATTGGTAAATAAGAGCAATTAAAAATTCTTGAATTATTTATATCAATGGGCTTTCCTGCAAATTGTAAACTACGCATTGAAGGTAATACTTTTTTATCATACACCATTTTATAAACATCTTCGATTTCCTCTTTTAATTGGGGGTATTTCTTTTGATGCATTTTTTTATTTCTGGTAACTAATTCTCTCCAGGTTTCCCTTCTTTGTTTTTTAGGAAGATATTTTGCATACTTGTTGTAAACTACGATGTCTGATAAAATTTCTTGTGTAATGTTCATTTAGTGTGTTGTTTTAAAACGTTAATTATGAATTTAAAAAGGGGGGTGTCCCCCTTTGTGGTGATAAGTACAATATATACAAGGGAAACCCATTAAAATCCAAAAAAGTTTTCCGATTCTCCGCGAAGTCTTCTTCGCTGTGCAGGCGAAATTCCTCCTTGGGGAGTTTGGTCGTTTCTGTTGTTTCCTCTTATATTTATTGCGATTTTGCCTATCGCAGTATCCATAACAGAATCATAAGTTATACCGTCAGCTCCATATCTATTTTTCATGACATGCCATCTTCCTGTACCGTTTTCCTTATCTTCTGCATTTCTGGATAAAGACATTGCAAAGTCAGTAATCATCATTTTACTATAACTTTCTGCCATTCTATCACCTTGAATGATGTCTTCTCTTGCTCCTGATCTATTTACTTGTGAAGCTGTCCAAATTGGTAACTTCATTTCAGTAGCTAAACCACGTAAGTTTGTGTATATATCATCTAATTTGTCTCTTTTTTCTTTGATTCCTTTAGAAGTCATTAAATCAGCATAATCAATAATGATTAAATCTGGTTCTATATTTTGTTGTTTACATTTTTCTAAATGTGCATGAATAGTATTTACTGTTGCTTGTCCTGCTGGGTATTCTCTAATATATAATCCTCCTCTTAGGCTATCTATCTTTTTTTGTACTTCATCTTTGTGTAGAGTAATTTCTCCAACTGGAATTTCTGTAAAGCAAGCATCGTATCTTCTACCTACATACTTTTCACTTAATTCTAATGTATAATGAACGACTGTGTATCCCATCTTTACGGCTTGAGCTCCTAATGCGACTAAAGCCCATGATTTTCCTCCTCCAGGTCCCCCTGCAATCATTCCTAAATCTCCTTGTCCTAACCCACCACAAAGTAGTTTGTTTATTAAAGGCCAAGGTGTTTCTACTGTATTTCTTGCTTCTTCTCTGAATCTATCTTCTAATTCTCCAATATATTCATGTCCTATGTCTCTTTCTGTTCCTGCTTTTAATGCTCTATCGATTAAATTTCTTATATCATCGTAATCTCCTAATTCTAAAAGATCAACTGATTTCATTAATGCCCCTTTGAGTGTTTGGTTTTTACAGAAATCTAAAAAAGCATCTTTCACATAATTTAAATCTGTTGCTTTAGATGCTTTGTATGCTTGTTTAAGTAAATCTTTTACAGCTACACTTTGTAATTCTTGATTTATACTTTCTACTTCAACTTTAAAAACTTCCATTGTTGGAACTGTTTTGTATTCATTGTAGTATTTGAGTGTTTTTCTAATAATCCATTTACCAGCGTCATTGTCAAAATAATCAGGCGAAACAATATCTGCGATTTGCTGAAGAAAATCCCTATCGGTAATTAGTATACCAATTGATTTTGTTTGAAATGCATGTCCATATTGAGTTAATTTACTCATGTGTTTGTTTTGCTAGTGTATTTAATTTTACAAAATGTTCCCTTAACCATAAATCAGGTGACGCAATAGCATTTCCTAATTGATCATCATTATACATTATAATAAAGTCATTTCGGGAAAGCAAATTTATTGGCGCTTCTATTAATCTACTTATTTGTAATTTTAATTCACCTGAAATTGGAGGATTATGTAAATCCATTAATTCTTTATTTAAATGAAGTTGGTCTATCGACTCAACAATTTTCTTATGCATTGGTTCTTCTCCTTTACTAGCATGTTCCAGAATAAAATCAAGATCAAGGGTGTTCTGAGTAAGTAGATCTGGAACTATTTTAGGAAGTTTTTTAGGACCAAGTCCTTTTACTCCTTCAAGGTTATCGGACTTATCGCCCATTAAAACTTTATACATTAAAAAATTGTGAGCCGGTACACCATAATCCTTCATTACTAATTCGGGTGTGTAAAACTTCTTTTTAATTGGACTCCATACAGTTACTCTTTCGTCAACTAACTGTAAGAAATCTTGATCTGCTGACATTATTACAACTTCTTCTTTTACTAATTTGTTTGTAATATAAGCTATTGTATCGTCAGCTTCAATTCGATCTATTGATATAACGTTGATAGGAAGGAAATCTAAATATTCTATTAAGCGAGAAAATTGAATTTTCATTGCTGTTTTTTCTTCAGTTGCATTTTTGAATGCATCCCATCTTGTAATTCGTTTGCCTGGTTTTCTGTTAGATTTGTAGTCAGGGCATAGTTTTCTCCTACGCTGACTTCCTCCTGAACCATCATAAGCTATGATTACTCTTGTAGGGTTAGTTTCCCTAATAGCGTAAGCTAATGATCTTAAAAAACCAGTTAGTCCTCCTACTGGAACACCGTTGTCATTTAAAGCACCATTTACAGCGAATGCTCTTAAGTAAAGGTTTAAACCATCTACTATTAGTACTCTAGAATTAACGTTTAAGTTGTCCGGTTTTTGGACACTATCTAATAAATCGAATATAGTATTTGCCATTATAAACCTTTTTCATCAATTTCAATGTCTGGGTCCATATCTTGCTCATCTTCGTGTTGATACTTCATGATATATGCATCACAAGTATCTCTATACATGGCTTCTTTGATTTCAGGTCTTTCTGTACAAAGTGTTTCAAGTTCTTTGCCTGAGAATGTTATTATTTCACCTGTTTCAGTATCTGTATATTTACAAATCGGTCCTGATTGTTTGCAAACTTTATAGTTCTTCATTAGTTTAAGCCAGCCTCCATAATTGTCCATACCTTGTCTATAAAAAACATTGTATCTGACTTTTCTGTTTGGTGGGCCCATTCTATTTTTAACCACAATGGCTTCAACTTCGGAGCCTACAACTTCATCCACCCCATTGATTTTCTCTTTAAGTTTTCCAACTTGTTTGAGTCTTAATCTAACTGATGCATGAAATTGTAAGGCTTTACCACCGGAAGTAGTATATTGATCAGCAAATGGCATTGCGCCCATCTTTTGTCTTAATTGATTAGTAAATACTAAAAGTATTCTTTCTTTACCAATTAAATTAGTAATTTTACGCATTGCTTTTGATAGGATGATTGCCTTTTGAGTTGCATAACCATCTTTTTCAAAATCTGCGGCTGATTCAATTTTAGTAGTAGCTGCGGCTACTGAATCTACAACAATAGTTACAAGTTTGTCTGGGTTTTTCTCTCTAACTTTAAGGATGATATTTTCAATTGCATCCATAATGTCTTCAACTGTCTCTAATGGTAAATAAACCATTTTTTCAACATCTACTCCAATTGCTTGTAAAAACTGTGCGTTTAACGATGATTCAGTATCAATGTATACCGCAATACCATCTTTCTTTTGTGTGTTTGCTATAACATGAGATGCTAACAGGGATTTACCACTTTGTTCGAGGCCTGTGATTTCAACGATTTTGGATACGGGAAGTCCACCATTTGGGCGATTTGATATGGCCAGATCCAATACTGTTGAACCTGTGGAAACCCAATCGTTAACGTCTGTTGGGGAATCTTCACTGCCATCTAAAAAATAAGCTACTCTGTGATGAGTTTTGCTGAATTTTTTATTAAGGGAATCGGTAATTATCCCTGTTAGTTCATCTCTATTTGATTCTTCTTTTTTCTTCTTAGCCATTAGTCAAACAATTCATCAAGTTTGCTGTCTAAGTTTTGTTTACCTTTAGATGGGGATTTTTTTACTTCAGTTTGTTTACCTCCATCTTCTTCTGATGGTTTCAACCAACCTTGTAATTCGTCCTTCATTTCTTCAAAAGTATATTTCTTAAATAAAGAAACAAGTTCCTTTTGATTTTCTAAAAGTCCTTCTGCTT